ATTCTAATCTCATATTATCATCAATAGGTAATTCCTTACATATGGTTAATGGAGTAGTTACACATGGTACTCCATATGACCATGCTTCATTAATTGTATAACAGTATGTTTCCATATCATTAGATAATTGAATAACATAATCAGCCATTGATATGTATGGTCTTACATCGACTCTAGGAGTCATTAGTGTAACATTTTTTGATTTAATTGTGAAATTAACTGGATTAGAAAATATTAAAAACAGATAATGTCTACCTGTTTTTTCACAATACTTATCTAATGAATCAATTAATTGTAGTGTCCTTTTTCCACCTTTAACCTCATCATCTAATCTTCCAGCACTAACTAATATTAGTACTTTTTCTTTTGGCTCAATTGTCAATGGATTATAACACTTTTTTGTTTTAATATCCATTCCTAGTTTCTTACCATATTCATCTAATTTAGATGCAGCAAAATTAGATACTCCAATAAAATCATCTAATCTTCTATCGGTAATCGGTGGCCTATAACCTATTTCTTCATAATTAGCATGAGAAACAAATGTATTTTTCTTTGAAATAACATCATCCATCATATCAATATTAAAATTATAAAAGGCTTTTTCACATTCCACCACTTCTCCTGGAATATGCTTTTTACATCTTACATATTTTCTCAATCTTGCTAATTGATCAATGTTTGCTTCATCATAGAAAACTGTAATATCCCAATCTTCATATTTTTTAGCTATTTCATAAAGAAATTGTTCTGTTCCACCTATTCTACTAATTTTTTTAAAATAAAATATGTTTTGCATACTAACACTCCTATCAGAAATATTTGTCAATATCTTCTTGAGTTGCTTCCCTAGTATCAGATTCATTATTATCGACACTGCTAATTAAAACATTTAATAAAGAGACAAAAGTCATATCTTTCATCTCTTCTATCGTAATTCCTAATCTTTTTGCTAAAGCGACAACTTCAAATTCATCTATTGGTTTTTCATTATTTGCTTTGTGGGGAAGTTCTTTTATTTCCCCCTGATATGGGTGCTTGTGCAAGATCAACAACATCACTAATCCAGTCTGTATCTTCAAATAAATTAGTTATGGATTTTAAGAAATCCTCAAATGAAGATACCTGGTTTTTATCATTTTCTTGAATCATTGTATAAGCAATTCTTAATAATATTTCTACAACATCATCATATTTTGATAACAGCACATCTGTTTTTGCATTTTTTAGTTTTGTGATTTCTTTTAAGTCATCTAACAACTTTCTTCCAGTTTCATTTTTATATGCGAATTGAGTATATGCACTGGATTGCATTACATACTCTTTTCCACTTATCTTAACACTTTTTATCATATTATTCTCCTTCTAATCTGCTATTTCTACCAGAGGACCACAATCACATCTGAATTGAACTCCATCTGCTTCTAAGATTGCCACCCCATTTGGAGTATATTTTGTTGGCAACTCAATATCTATTACAGTAAAGACCTTATCACAAATTACATATTCTCCTGGCTCTAAGTCAGCACTGTTATAATCTGCTCTATCTTTATCTGGTTTACATTCTCCCAATGGCCCTGATGGAATCCAGTCATTATCACCTACTGGTGATCCATAACACATATCATATATTCCAACTGCTCCATTTGGATATTTTTCATTCTTTAGGATTATTTCATCTATCTTAAATACTCCATTAATCATAACTTTTGATCCTTTTACTAATATTTGATCTGGACCTACTGGTAAATCTGGTTTACCACCATTATTGATTATGTTAGCTTGTTCAACAATATAATCCATTTTACTTAATAAATATTTTCCAGGACAGCTTGTATCTGTATACATAGAATGCCATGTTACATTTTTACCTTTTACAAGTTTTCCCATACCATTTCTTTTAGCTATATCTGCAACTAGTCTAATTAATGAATTTAGAGCATATTCAGTAACACTTGAATCACTTAGATTTGCTGTTTCAATACTTGCAGATCTACAATTTGATTCCCAGTTAGAATTACACCATGCTATATCATTTTCATCAACATAGCAAGCAATTCTACCATCTGATCCAATTCCATATGTACTTGATCCATTTCTTCCTGGTCTTTGCCAAATAGCTCCTAATGATTCAATAGTTATATCACCACATATATAGTGAATACATATTTCTGAAATCTTATCATGTCCCCATGCTTTTCGGTTTTTTGTATAATTACCTTCATTAGCTGGGATAAATTTACAGGCTAATGGTGAATACATTATTCTTCATCTCCTTTTCCATTTGATAATTCTTTTTCCATTTCTTCTATTAATTCAACTTCTTCTACTTCTTTTGGCTCTTCAATAACTGTCATTTTTATCACTTCCTTTTCTACAAAATAAAAAGAGATTTTTTTAGTCTCTCTAGTTATTATTTTTCTGCATTCTTTAATTCTGGTAAACCAGCTATGCTAGTTAATAAACTTAATATTCCTGCAAGTAAACTAGCACTACCTACCATGATCCAATCTACATCTCCCATAGCTGCACTTGTTCCAATTGTGGCGATTGCTGTTTGAGCAACTGTTTTAACTGCTCTTATTCCTGCTGCTTTCCACCATTTAACATTCATACTTACATCTCCTTTCCAGAAAAATAAGAACTATTTCTAGTCCTTATTACCATCTTTCTAAATATTTATGTTTTAAAAGTAGCTTACCTTTGCTACCTTTATCCCATCTATGTTCATTTTCAAATTGAACTAATAGATATTCAATTAGTTCTCTTTGTTCGGTTGTAGGCTCACATCTCTGCTGATTAATATATTTAAATATTTTATTTAAAGCAGTATATGTCTCTATATCTTTAAATTCAATTAAATGTAAATAATTATGTGCATTAGGCATGAGTAGACAACCATTCTCAATAGTTCTTGCACCATTATCACATCTTTTTTGGATATGATGAAAAGTTACATCTTTTTTTACTAACTTATAGTTCATCCAATCCAAATTAGAATAAGGTACATAAATCTTTAACATTTCACCTGTTATATTTTTCATATGAATGCACCTCAAATAATTTTTTAGTGATAAACACCCTAGAATAGATATGAAATATATCAACTCTAGGCAGCTTATCACTGCCTTCCACTATCTGTTAAGATAAGTGCCATATAAGATATTTAGAAAACAAAAAAGAGAGTTTTTTCTCTCTTGATTATTTTCTACAATATACAATATCACAGAATCAGTGGGATTTGTGGGCAACTTTTTGAAACTTAATAAATTTTCTTAGTTTTCTAGCGGCTGTAGTCCTATCACAACTGATTTCTTCACCTATGGTTGACCAATCCTTCAAGTCAAGAAATCTAAGTCTCATAATGTGTCTAATTTCACTATCTTCGACTGTCTCAATATATCTCTCAATTTCTAAATACTTTTCTAAAGCACTTAATCTGAACTCAATTAGTTGATCTATAAGTTCAACTTTTTTTTCCTGGATAGAATCCACTTTTTTAGTAGATTTAATAGAATCGTTATATTTAATGGCTCCTACTCCAGATCCAAATTCATCTATGCTTTCTTCTAATCTTTTTATTTCTTGTTTTAACCAATAATATTGACTTAATTCTTTTTCACTCATTTGACTCCTTCCTATCCAACAACCCCTATCCTATACTTAACAAAATGAGATAATTCTGTTAAGTTCGTTTTAGTACCAACATTGTGGATATTTTTCTTTTATTTATTAAATGTTTTTCAATATTTTATTCACATCTATTTTTAGTATCTACTTTGTAATTTTCATTTTTTTAATTATATACTTTTAAAAATAAAAATCTTTTCTCGATTTTAATTGATCTTCATCATCCCAGCATATATAAATTAATGTAACCTGTGGACTGGAATGATTTAACATTTTCTGTAATGTAATTAAATCTTTTGTGTCCTCATAGAATGTTCTAGCAAAGCATTTTCTCAATGAATGACATCCTACTAAATAATTTATTCCTAATTCTTTTGTATACTTCTTTATCCTCATCCAAGCATTAGTTGAAGTTATAGGTTTATTAGTACCTACTCTTGATGGAAATAAGTATTCACCATCATATAGATTATTCCTGGATATATAATCCATTACATCCTTATGTAGTTTAGGATTTAATTCCCAATATTGTTCTTTCCTGGTTTTATTCTCTCTGATATACATAATACCTTTAATAAGATTTTCATTTACTTGTATCTTTAATAGATCATTAATCCTAAATGCTGTATTTAATCCTAATTTAACTAATAGGTAATCCCTGTCATACATTCTCTTTAAAATCTCGTTAGATTCATTATCTCTCTTTTTTTGGAGCATTATCATAAGATTTGCAGCATCTTCTTTTTTTAATGGTCTTACTGTAGATCTTCCATATTTAATTGGATAATACTTAGCCATTTAATCACTCCTTTTTATTTACCAAAATATAGCCACCATTTATAAACTGTTTTATTTACTTTATTTTCTTT